TTACTACCAAACTCTGAAATGGGTCAAGTTCCTTCAAAAAGAAGTTCCAAATTTACCGAATGGTAAATTAAAGGAAAGTCTGGAACTCGAAATGAATCTCCTATTAAATCAAACGCATCCTTTACAGGACCGCTTAATCCAATTGGAAATATTCATCCGAGATCTTAAAATTCATCTGGTTTCAAACCATAGAATATTATCGACTCTTCTTGATAAAGGTACTATCTCATTCGGATCTGCTGAGTCTCTCTCGAGATTTAGCGAGGATTTACTAAAACAGGTTAATAACTTGATGGTCCCTCAGCCTAACGGTTTGCACGTCGCAACCGGAGTTGTAACGAATCCAAACACCCAGGTAAAACCTGGGGGGAAGGAGCAGTTATAGTTATGAAAATAACAAATACTCGGGGTGCACTGGCTCATCGCTTGATAGTTATAGGAATACCTCGACATCTCATCCCGCAATTGCTGGATGTTTGGTGTCATTGGGTTACCCACAACGGCCCTGAATGGGCAGTCAAGAGGTTCAAGTCCCTCAAGGTTGACTTGATAAGACAGCACAGTGGATTGCCTTTAGTCACCCAGTATGTTCGTAAGAACAGACATGGGAACTATTTTGGATCCATTGGAGCATTGTTCCGTTGGGCGAAATGCGGTGAGAAGCAATTCTCACGTGCACTTCAAGCATTATGCATATACACTAGTGAAACTTCTTTAAATGTAACAGAGTCACAAATAAAGAAATTCACTGAAGCTGTCTCATGTGAAAGTCCTACTGGGTTATCTCTTGATGAGCTTTCCGAGCTCATGAATGTAACCTCTGCCCTAGTTGGTTCCTATGAAATTCACAGGTGTGATAATCGTTTGATTACCTACCGTGGTTCATATGAAAAACTAGCTCCTCTTCCTCACAACTTGGGTCGCACTCCTCAAGATCGAAACGTCTTGTTGGATGTAACCTGGCTGCGGAATCCGAACAATACCTCCTTCTTCCTTAACCACCGAGAGCTTTATGCTCCCGTTATGGAGGGGATTGGAGAGATAACAGCATCAAAACCACTAGAAATAGACCGAACCAGCTATGCTGGGGAAGTCCATTTTATCCAGGAACCTGGGTATAAACTCCGTAGTATCGCCTCACCTTATAGAATTCATCAATTGGCATTAAAACCACTTGGTGATACTCTAGGGAAGATTGTGTCGACTCTACCTTGGGATTGCACTTTTGATCAAAACAAAGCCATCCAACCGATTCAGTTGAGGTTGTGGTCAGGCAAGCCGGTCTATTCTGTAGACCTAAGCAGTGCTACTGACTATTTCCCTCTCCAGATTCAGGAGATGGTACTTCGTGCGATCTTCGGCAATTCCTCGAAAGATGTTGATCTTTTCTGTGGTATCTCTAGGATGGCATGGAAGTCATCGCAAGGAGATATTTATTGGAAAAGGGGTCAACCTCTAGGAGTGTATCCAAGTTTCTTTGCGTTTACACTTACGCATGGACTAGTACTCGCCTGGCTTTCAGAAATGAAAACAGACAAGTTCTATGTCGTTGGTGATGATGTTGTAATACTCGATGATCAACTCTATACGAAATACATTGCCTTCCTTAAGAAGACATCGTGTCCGTATTCGGTCGAAAAGAGCATTTGTTCAGAAACTTTAGCTGAGTTTGCTGGTAAGGTGGTAACACCGAACTGTGTAATACCCCAGTTGAAGTGGAGAAAGATTAGTAATGATAACTTCCTTGACCTTGCCAAGTTACTTGGTCCAAGATCTCGGGAGCTCATGACTAGCCGACAGCAGAAGGTATTCGATCTTGTAAAAGATCTATTACCTCCCATTGGACTTAACATGAGTAAACCTCACTCGGATCTCCTCAGTTCGTTTTTACGGACTGAAGAAATCCTTAGTAGGGTTCAGCATAATGCGGTGAGGTCACTTGTTGATCTCATTAGGCCTACATGGAAGAATTCCATGGAGGACCCGCAGAAACATAGGTTATCCTTAGTTTCTGACACCTTCGACGAGAAGGTGCAAAAGGTCTTTCAGAAGACTGTCTTTAGCCATTGGAAATGGTTAAGCCAAATCTCTGACTTACCCCAGGCTCTCGGTTTGGAACCGAGATTACCCATTGAGGCATGTCATGCGCGTCTTTCGACGCTCATTAGATATGAGAGGTATCTGACTATTGCATAGCCAG